AGGTATCCTGATCAAAGCCGTTCTCGAAAGCAAAGTCAGACCACCACTTTGTCAGCGGGTGGCTAGCCATTGCTTGAATATCTGTACCCTCAATTTCAGGAAGCTCATATTTATCTGAAGCTTCAGGACGGCCAGCAATAGCCTCTGACGAAAGCTCGTCGATAATTCGTGCACGAAGATCGTCTTCCTTGCTACCAAACTTGGTACGAAGTTCGCTATAGCTTTTGGCCAGGTTCTCATAATTCGGTTTACCTTCGACCCAGAAATTCTCGGGAAGCCAATCTGGTCTAGTTTCCTGATTAATGCCTTGGGTAACGGAATCGGTGATTTGATCATTGACAGCAGCCGTTTGCGTCTGGTCGCCTTGCGTGCCAGATGAAATAAGTGAATCAGCCATTTTTTCCCCTTGAAATGCGCTGCTCAATAATACCTACGAGGTAGCGCATACCCTCGCGATGAAACAGTTCTGTCGAAGTCACGTTGGGACCTGACACTGCTTCAATAGTAATAGAGCGCAGATAACGCAAGACTTCAGCGCCAGCAGTTCCACTGAAGACGCCATTGAAGATCTTGTTTAATTCTTGCTCTTTATCTGGAGGACGTGGGATTCCGTCAGGCCCCACCACCTGTAGGCGTTTGTCCACCATTTTGCATAGCTCCCTGGATCTGCGTCATCTGTGCGACCAGATCTGCACGTTCCTTATCAGAGCGTAGCAAGCGTTCCGGCACACCAAACTTGTCAGCAAGATACTTAGAGGCATCTTCGCTCTTAACAAGAAGATTAACAAGTTGCGGTCCAAAGCGTGCTTGGACCAATTCAACAAACCTATCGAACACAACAATGTCCTGCTGCGCCTGTGCTTGGGCAAGTGGACTTGTCGAACGAACCTTAACCTCACGACCATTGACGGTTGGAAGGTTAATACGACCCTGCTTCTTCAGGATGTATACCACACGACGAAGGACAGGATTAACAAACTCAGAAGACAGGCGGCCAAAGGCAGCTCCAATCTGGCGGGACAGGTCAGCCATGCGCTGCGCTACTTCAGTCGCGCTCATAGGTGTCTTGTCTGGATTACCAAGCATGTCGTTGTAGAGAGCCTTGCGGATATTCATACGCATATCGTTAAGGATCAGTTGGCTTACATTGAAGTCGCCAGCGGGAGCAATGGCTCGCAAACCATTGGACCCCGGCGCAACAGGGACAATCGTACCCGGCAAGATCTGAACGGTATCAGGATTAACCACGCCGTCATCTTCCATCGTATAGAAACCAGAGATTGCCATTTGAGCATTCTCAAGCGTCATTTGTACGACAAGATTACAGGTCTTGATCGCTGGCATAGCGTTCATCAATGGGCCACGGCCATAAACTTCACCAGCGGCCTTCGACCAACGGAAGGCAATATACTGACCAGAACCAACTCCAGAGAACTTCTCTTTAAAGTAGATGTCCTTGGTCTTGGGATCGAAAACTACTCGTTGGTGTTCTTCATCGAGAGAACCATAGATACGATATGTGCAATCAACGAGAGTAATATGCTCATCTTTTCCTGTCTCCAATTTGCGCTGGAGATCAGCAGGGAGCTTGGCCTTAGGATAGGCCACCTTGATATTGGATGCGCGAAGTGAACGCTCACGGAAGATGTGGTCGATCTTGTCATCCGGTCCGGTATCAAGAAAGAGCTGGCTCAAAGGGACGGCTGTGAAGATCACAGGATTGAGGGCGTCACCTTCTGTGACCTGAATGCATCCTGTACCAACGGCCAGATCAAGGAAAGCCTCGTGGGTTTCTTGAGCAAAGTTGGAGTTCTGGATGATCTCAAAGATGTAGTTCGTGACCTCTTCGAGGGCCTTATCTACTTCCGACTTCTGGTCAGCAGGGATTTCAGAGCCAGCAATGAGTTCAGCCCAACGTGCAAAGTTAGGCGTTAGACCTGACTGAAGACGGGACGCAAACTCTTGCACCCCGACCACAGCGGTTTCATCGAAGATCTTATCGGTACGAACCTGTGCCTGAGACTGAGCATAGAGGCTCTCGCGCTGCGGCATCGAGTATTCGTAGCATTCCTCAAACTTGGGAAGCCACATATCCTTGATGCTTTTGGCACGCCGAAAACGGTTGGTGAGGATTTCGCCCTCATTACCCGTGGTATCAGGAAGCGGTTCGTTGATAATCATATTAGCCTAACAGCCCACGACCAAAGCCGCTGCCGCCTTTACTACCAGAGATCAGGGAGCGGAAGCCAGCCATACCGCTACTACGAACAATCTGTTCTTGGAGACGGCGCTGCTTGTCTTCTGAACGCTGAGACTGAGCTGTTTCAATCTGAGCTGCACGTTCTTCTGCAATAGCTGGATCTGGTTCTGGAACTCTAGGCGGGGGAGGTGATGATGAACCACACATAGTAATCTCCTTTATTCTGCGACACTTGCAAATGTGCAGTCACATTTACAATGGACCGAACCTGACGCGAGACTGTCTTTTCGGCATAGCATTTCTAGTAAATACATCAAAGTCGCGTCTTGCCACAACTGGTCTGGCGTTCTGTCCAGTATTAGTCAAGGCTCGACCTTCACCACCACCGATCAGGGCATACTGTAGTGCGTCATGGACATGCGAGAACTTGTTTTTGTCTGGCTTCTCTTCATATCGATCAGTTCCAGAAACTTGGAGACGCCGATATTGATAGCCGCCACGAAAACCTTTCAGAAGATTCACGCACTTTTGGTCTACCAAGAAAGCTGGTTGGCCATCAATGAGGCGGTTCAATGCCGTACTCACAGCTTCAAGACGAAGCGAAACGTCATTATTGCCAGCCGGATAGGCTTTGATGCCAGCCGATCTCAGGATCTGGAATGGCGTGCGCTCATCAGTCTGGGCTCGGTAGTCACCAGCAGGATCGCCGTGTACATGAGCTTGGAACCCTGGAAACCGTTGAGCCAACTCCATGCGGAATAGGTCAGCAAACCTGACTATCCCCATGTCCTGGGCAACTAGTTCGTGCAGTATCAACCACTTACCACGAATGTGCTGACAGAAGACAGCAGCAGGGGTCAGTCCAAAGTCCATGCCGACGATGATCGGTACGTTCGGAACAGGGATGATCGGCTCCTTGGCCACATGGATCTCGTCAGTAAACATGGGATAAATCACCTTGCCGTCCAAAAGACTGCCCAGTTTATTCAAGACATAGACGTCAATCCAGTTCTTGGCCTTACCCTTGATGATATCTGGATAGTACTGAGGCGTCAGGTTCTTACGGTTCTCAGCATCGGGGTTCATCTTGTATCCGGTGAGATTACCATCCTGATCCTTGATCGCCAGCATACCACCAGGTTGGTTGAAGAACTTCCATGTGTCGGGCTTCACCAACATGAGAGCTTCTTCACGGGTCACATGGTCAGGCAGCGGCGCTTCGCCAGCCATGATCGGCCACCAGTGATCTTCGTCTGGCGCATTGGTGTCGGCAATCACGCCATACCAAGTCGGGCCACCGTCTTTCATAGAAGGAAATCGGCCGACGCGCATGGTACAGGCGTCCACGATAGCCTTGGGGACTTCGCGTGCTTCGTTGATCCAGACGCCAGTGAGTTCCAATGACAGAAGCTTCTTCACATCTTCGGCTCTATCGAGGGCCAAGAAGATGACTTCCATGTCAACAGTGCCACGGCGAAGTCGATGAGTGTACGGCGGTGGATGCCAGAGCATCTTGCCCCAGATATCCTCTGGAAACCAATCTAGCCATGTCTTGATGGTTGTGGTTCGCAACTGAGGATAGGAATTTCGGACAATGGCCCACCGAGTGCGGCGCATGCCATTCTTGTCCGGCTCCTGCTGGAGCGCACGCCGGAAGATCTCGACGGCGCAGCAGACAGATTTGCCAGCGCCAACAGGACCACGCAAGCCACGAAAGAAGGAGTTATCCTTCATGAAGTGCTTGAGCGTATCGCCTTCCGGTTTATAGCTGAAACTCAATTGAACATCCCGGCATCGACAGCCTTCTTAACCAGATTGCCAGCGATCTCCGGTCCCCAAGCGTCAATGAGCTTATCGCACTCATAGTTAGTCAGCTTGTCTTGCGGGTAATGCCTGAGATGGACTTTACGCACAATCATCCGCAGCCGATCACGATCTGTTGCAGAAAGTTGCGTAGTAAATCCACCAATCTCAAGAATGCCGTTCATGTCCAAACACCAGTTCTTGAACCATATCGAAGAGCTCGACTACATCATCTTTATCCAAAAGACCAGGATATGTAGCTACAAGACCACGATCATCTTCATCGACGCCGATCAGAACCACATTCTTGAGACGTCCACGGACCAGATCAAGGATATCATCGATGTCAGCGGGGTCGGTTTTATAGATTGTCTTTGGTTCGGAACGTGGCTTAAACCGGATGACATTGCTCATGATCACAACTTATGAACGAGGAAAATAAGGATGACGAGCTGGAGGCTTATTACCAACAGCTCGCCAACTGAAAGAGCTATGGCGCTCACTTCATTCCCTTAGAAGCGGCCATCTTCTTGGCAGCAGCCATAGCCATCTTCTTCTTGGCCGGAGCCATTGCCTTTGCAGCAACCATCTTCTTGGCCGCAGCGCCAGCCATCTTCTTTGCCATCTTTGCCATGTTACTTTCCTTTCGCGGCAAGCTCTTGGAACTTCTTCTTGCCGTACTTCTTGCGCCCGATATAGGCGGCAAGTGCTCTTGGATCTTTAGCGCCCTGCTTTTCGAGCTTCTCGATAAGCTTTTTATAGCGGCCACCACCACCCAATTCCATGGAATCCTTAGACATTTACTTCTTCCTTTTCTTCAAAGCTTGATATCGAGCGAGCAATCGACGGCCATGTGCCACCGCACTAGCCTTGTCGCCACCATGACCCCAAGCCTCAAGGGAGAGTTTAAGCCGTGTCGGCTTGCCATTGTCATTTTTTAAGGGGCCATCCGATGAACCCATGCGGACAAGGAACGATCCCTTGCGGCGCATCTCCTCAGGACCAGAAGGCGCACCCTTCACCGGAGCCTTGAGATTACCGCCCGTCTCTTTCTTGTAAGAAGCACGACCAGCCTCATTCAACCCACCCTTGGGGTTCTGACCAGCCTTACGTTGCCAAAGAGGAGTAGCCATTACTTACCTCAGAAGCGAACGGTTGTTGATCATGCTAGAACCTTGTCGCTGCCCAATATCTTTGGGTTCGCTCTTTTTCCAATCCTGCATCTTGGACCAGTTATAGCCGAGCGAGAATAAACGGTCTCCGCTATTGAGTCTGTTGTTGGTTTCAGCACTTTGAATGCCATTGGCCTTCTCAACAGCGCCAATGCCCATGCCCTCGACACCAGACTTGTTAGCTCCACACATGGCCAATCTCACTTATGAATTTGTAAGAGCTAGAGAGCATGGCACTTGGAAAGCATACTCTCTAGCTCAATGCCCCCGTACCGACAGAAGCAATGGCAAACTCTCATAGAGAGGATTTAACTCAATGGACTAAACACTGCATGTGTGCAGCGAACCTTTTGGGGGAAAAATAATTGTGGGGGACCTCGCAATACCACTAAGCCCCAAGTTTTAACCCCCCCCTACTGATCTCAGGACAGGTCAATACTGATTTTTAGTTCACCGTCTAGACGATGATCAACCTTGTCTGGGGCCTTCATACCAGCTCTGTCTAGTAGATCACGAGAGGCTTCAAGCTTTACGTAATCACTCTTAGCGTCGGAGCTCAACTCTATGATGGTCTGTAACGCCCTTGGAGCAGCAGCACCTACGGCCAGGGCAGTCCTTTTGTAAATCTCTTGCAATATCAGTGGGTTCTTCAGCAATCTGTTGGCTTCAACATGCGCTGATTTCTCTGCGTAACCAGCATCCCTTGCGGCTGCTGTACCCTTACCACCGTTTGCTACATACTCATCACAGAACGCATCCTGTTTGGGTGT